CGCTGAAATCCTGTTGCAGCCCAGGTGCTGAATGCTCCTGTAGAAGCTATCATAAGCTGCTTTGCATCAAAAATTTGAAATTTAAAATGATGTTTTAAACTCATAATGTGCCTTTTAATTTATCATAAATTATCTGAGGCACAGTATTCTTTGCTACAGTAACACCTTGTTTCTTTTCATACTTAACCAGTGCTGATTCTGTTTGAAAATTCATAGTTCCAGTGTCATAAGCTTTCGGCAGAAGCCCTGCTTTTTCTAAAGCTTTTTGAACTGTCAAAACAGCATCATTTGTTTGACCTAATGCAAATGAAGTTTGAGAAGAAGGAAATGGGGGAGCTACAAAAACTGTTGTACTTGGAGAAGTAACAGTAGTGCCATTTGTTGTTCCAGGGTGAGTTACTAGCATACCGCCAGTCAGTGCCGTAGCACCTGCTGCGACTCCAGCTGTTGCTTTTTTACTTGTAGCAACAGATGTTGTTGGTTTTAATGGAACTGGATATTTAGGTCTTACAACAGCCATAACAAAAAGATAATTTCTGTGAACTCTCCAGCACCCTTCTTTTGTTGGATCATTTGGACTACCAGTATTAAAACCAATTGTTGTAAATCCACCAGGACTAGCTGCTTCACATATTTCTACGTGATCTACAACACCATCGGAGTTCCAATCGTAGAAAACCAAATCGCCCATTTGCATAGACATTTTATTAACTACTAAACCTTGTCTTTGAAACCAAGGTAGTGCTGCTGGATTATAAGAAAATCCTTTTGGGGTTTGTGCAGCAATCAGATGAGATAAGCCAACTTGAGCAAAGCACCATGATACACCCATTGCACAATATGGAGCATTAGGTATTCCGTACCAGTCGCCATATGGATTTTCATTACTTGCACCTTCATGAAAACCTATTTGCATTCTTGCAACATTTAGTACATCTAGTGCTGTTGCCATTTTTAGTTACCTTCTTGTGGACCCTCGCCCTTTGCGTTCCGAGCGGTTCCCATTTTATCAGGAGCATTTATTGTTCTATTTTGATCACGAGTTTTGTTACCACTTGCATCTGATGCTGCATCTTGCATTGCTTTAGGATTTAAAACAACAACAGCATCACCTCCTGGAAGGGGAGCAAGTCCCTTACGAGCACGAATTTCATTAGGAACAATAACTTGATCTTTAATATAACGATCATCAATTCTTGACTGAGTTTCTTCATCTGTCAATGCAAGTTCATTAAATCGTAGTACAAAAGCGTCTGTAAGCTCTCTTATAATAAGATTAATTTTAAATTCAAGCTCTTCTTGACGTGGACGACAAACTTGTTCTTTAAATGTTTTATCAGCATCTTTAGCATTTGCCAAAGAAACGCCTTGTGGCATACCTATCTTTGAAACTGGAACACGGTGAGCAATAAGAATACGATCTCTGTTTTCTACTGCATAGTTCTTGAATGAAGAATCTTGAACTCCCGCCTCTACAGGCTTCATCTCAAACTCTACACGACCTTGCTCTCCATCAGATGGGAGAGGAATGTAAAGTGTTCTATGGTTTCTACCCTTGAGTCCTGTTTGAAAAAATTCAAGCAATTTACGCTCTGCATCAGCGGTAAGCTTTGCACCTTTAACAACAATGATATATCTTGGAACAGCTTTATTTTCAAAATAATCTAAGTTGAAGCGTTGTGCAAATTCGTCACCTGCAACTGCATTTTTTGCAGACAAAATATCTGGTACACCATAATATGTATTTGATGGTGTAAAAATCTTAAAGTGAATTACTTCGTTTGGCTGTGGATCTGTACCGATTTGATCTGGAGTTTCTGTGTCTCCAAAATTTCTAAAAAATGTGTAACGATTGTATACAACCTGCACAAAACCATCACGGTGACGACGGATACGCATAGTAGTTGCTGGAATATGTCCAATGTAACCAATCTTACCAGTTGATGTACGACCAACTTCAAGATATCCATTACCAGTTGATTCTAAATCAACATAAATCTTTTTCATCGTTTCTGTAAATGAATCATCTGAGTTAAGAGATTCTAAGAAGGTACGAAGTTCTTCTTTCATCCCTTCAATTTTTGAACGTAATTTATCAAGCTTTTTTGGAGTTTCCATAACAGATTCAATCTTTGAAGATGTTGCCCAAGTATTATCAAACTTATAGCCTAATCCAATGACGTTTGCTGCCTTAGCATTTACAGCAGAGTGATGATATGGAGAAATATCATAAAGTTGTGCTAAGTATAGAACATTGTATGGTGGCTGAACAATTTGAAAAAGAGAATAGCCAGTCAGATCAAGCGGATCAAGCTTTTTAGATTTAGCATCATCTACACCTGTAAATGACTTTTCAATACGATTTACTTGACGACGGAAATTAGGGCTTAACCCTTCTGCCTTTTTGATATCATCCCATCTTGCATTAAAGGGATCATCAAATTCTTGTTCTGTAGTATGTACAGGATTATCTAACTTGACTGTGATTGTGCCTTCATCTTCATCATCATTAGCAACAGTTAAATTAGTCAATTATTTTATCTCCTTTTTTAATATTACATATTCCATGAGATGGCATGATATTATCAATAGTATCACTACCCCCAGAAGATAACGGAACTACATGGTCTAGCTGCAGGCCAGTCTCCCATCCTTTAAATTTTGAAGATCTTGGAGTATTAAAATCAATCTCTAAGTTACAAATATGACATTTTGTTCCATATCTTTTAATAATGTCAGATTCAGTATAAAATTCACTATTAACGCTATTTAATAATGCTCTACGTCTATGCTCTTTTAATCTTGACAATTCCTTATACCTATCTGGATTATTTTTAATCCACTCCTGGTATCTTGTTTTTGTTTTTTCAGGATTATTTAGATATTGTTTTCTTTTACCTTCTTTTATTTTTTCAGGATTTAAAGAAGCATATTTTCTACTATATTCTGCATTTGCTGCACGACATTTTTCACAACGGCATCCGCCATTTCTATAAGAAGACATTGTTCCACAAATTTTATCAACCAATTTTCATCTCCTTCATTTCTTTATAATATTCAAGCATTGCAGGAGTATCCATAACATCTGGAACAAGACCTAATTCTAATCTCTGTTGTTGAATTTGTAACTCTTCATCATCAATTGCTCTGTGTCCCGCAAAAAATATAGGATGTCCTTCTTCTAAACCATAGTATTTTGCTGCATCTTTCAGCTTTTTAATTTGGCGAATGTCGCCTTTCATAGACGGAATACTTAGATATCCGCCGTCATCATCCATAACCAATGATTCATCTGGCATTTGCCAGGCGTAAACTCCCCAGTTAACTTCATCAATAGGTTGGACACGCATTTTACCCATTTATTCTATCTCCTTTTTTAATATTACATAAAGCATGAGTTGGTCTTACGTTTTCTAGTGTATCTCCGCCACCTTTTGAAATTGGAATTACATGATCTATATGTAAACCATTTTGCCAACCTTTTAAACCAACTTTTTTTGGTGCATTTAAATCTATTGCAACATTGCATATATAGCAATTTGTGCCATAAGTTAAAATAACATCTTTTTCCGAATAAGATTTGGTTTTAACAAATTTTAATGTTGCCCTTCTTTTTCTTGATGCTGCACGTGAAATTTCTGGGTGAGCTTTTTTATATTTTTGTTCAGATAATTTAACAGCCTCAAAATTATTTTTTCTTCTATTAAAATTTTTTTCTTTTATTTTTTCTTTATTTGCATCTCTATATTTTTTACCGTACATCCTATATCTATGCAAGTTTTTTAATTGGTATTGCTTATTATAATGAGATTTAGCCAATTTGCAATCATCGCAGGGTTCCTCATCAGCTCTTTTATGAGCTTTATAACCCGACGTGGTTCCGCATCTTGCCTTTTCTCTTATTGCCATATGCCAATAATACCACCAAACTATTTAAAACTGAACATTAGACTGCCATTTTATTGTGCATGAGTATGGAAACTTATTGGTTGACCATTGTTTATTTGAGAAAATGTACCAGAGTATTCAAGAACTGATCCTACAGAGGTGACTGAATCATAAGCTACTGAGGTATTAATGGCAACAAAAGATAAATATCTATTTTGAACTTCAGTTAAACCCAAAGCATTTGGATAAATGCTTATATAGCCATATGTGGCTTCTGATGGAAGCTTAGATGCATCATAAGAGCCATTTATAAGTATGTTAGATGATCTTGAGCTTGGGTATACCAAAGCCACATGATATATTTCTCCATTTGTCAGTGTAATAGGAGATGAGTTTCTACTTATACCGTTGACATATAAAGTTGATCCTGAAATTGAATTTTGCAAAACATTTGAAGAGTCTATATATAAATCTGCAGTACCAGAAAGATCGGTATCTAATACCGCCGAGCCTTTACCATCATATTCCATCCAAAACTCTATTGTTTGATATGAAGAAGATGAAGTTGGAGATATTACAGCATATCCAGATTTGGATCCTGGGTCTTGTGCAGAAAAACGAACACCTAGATTTCTAGATCTTGAAAGAATATCTGTAGTATCCTTCTTAATCATATAAGTTGTGCTTGAAGCTGGAGATATTTTAAATAAGCCTGAATCTGAGACTTTAGTTATATCTGAATAAACATTTACATTTAAATTATCAATTCTTGTTTGTGGTCCCGCCGAAGTATCTGCTGAATAAAGAGTTACTTTAATTAAACATTGACCTGCAAAACTTGATCCGTAGTTGGACAAGAAATAAGGAAAAGTTTTTCCATTTGAAACATTATAATAACTTAAACCATTATCATAAGAAACAGAAACAGTAGCATAACGGCTTACAATCAAGCTTGTTGCAGACATATTTGTATATGAACCAGAATCCCAAGATATTTCAACCCCAGTAAAGTTTGGATATGATCCAACAGCTAGGCTATAAACCCAGGTGCCTACAGTTGAATATGGAACTGTTGTATTTGCTAATGTGATGCCTGTTTTATCAGTGACAACATTTGAAAAAATTCCTTCACTGTAAATATTATTACTATTAAATTGTTTTGAAAAAACAAGTTGACCATCATTATTATCAAATGAAAAGTGAGATACATCTGTTTGATTTGAATATAATGTTGGATTTGAATCTTTATGTGCCCAAAACATATGATTTCTAATTTCATTTGCAGATAAAGACCTGTCATAAAAAGCCAAACCATTGGCAGTAAAATATGAACCATTACTTTTTGGACCAAGGCTGAATATACTTGAAGAATCTGAATAAAATTGATAATTTAAAGGGATATCAATACTTTCATCTGCTATACCATTAACATAAATAGTCATAGATTTATCTTTTACTGAAGCAAATATATGAATTGGTGTATCCCAAGAATATACCTGCTTTTTAGTAGTAAGACTTAAACCATTTGAAAAATAAAGTGTAAAATAAATAAAATCATTATTAGTATAAACTTGCATTCTTTTTGCAGATCCTGCTTGTAAATTTATAATATTACAATCTATATTTAAAGCACCTGGCATTAATAACCAAAGCTCCATACCAAAAGCTTTATTTTCATAACCACCTTGAAAAGCATTATAAATATTTAAAACATCTACGGCTACATTACTTGTAAGTCTACAACCATTATTTTTAGTATCATAGTTATTATGTGCAATTATAGATAAAACATCTTGAAAATTTGGGGTACCAAGGGTAAATGCTCCGTGATTACCATATGCAGAAGAATCTTCAATTGTAGTAGATCCTACTTCTTGCAAATATGTACTTTCATTATTTAGGTAATCTTGATATGTTGCATACTCAAGCAAAAGGGTGGCATAGGTCTTTAATGATGAACTACCATCAAGCAACCATAACGATATAGGGTCGTCTTTAAGTACTGCATGCTTATAAGACATATCACTCCGTTTCCCCGTTTTTTATTTATTTAATATATTATACTATGCGGCGGGATTTTATGAAACTTGTGATTTCAATTAGAGTAACCCCAAGTGCTTGTTCAGCTGCTTGTTGTTCATCCGCTAAGATTACGTTAGATACTATATTACCACTCATTACCGCAAATGTTGTCATCTTCTCCCCTTAGTAGTAAAGATAAACTACGCCGT